GATCTCCTTTAGTATATTCCCTGCGTTTTATCTTTAGATCCTTCTTGATAGGATTCTTCTTCACATATGTGACGTCAGGTACTTCACCATTATTAAGATCTCTTGTTATCTGTAACAGTAGTTCATCACGGTCCAGTTCAGGATATACATTGGAGACGAAGGATATCACATCCCCCGTCTCTCCCAATGCATAATCATGATAATAGGTGTGGTCATCCTTCACTCTGATTATGAATGAAGGAGTCTTATCCTCTCTGAATGGAGAGGAGGTTACCTCACCGATAGGAATGTCAGGAAAGTAGTGTCTGTATATCTGCAGCTCACTGTACTCTTCAAGGATATCTATCCTTAATGGTACTTCCGCACTCCTTGACTGGAACATCTTACCAAGGTGCCTCTGTCTCAGCCTCTGGGATCACAGAGTCTGGAGTGTCAGCGGTCTCCACTGGTTTAGGAACATACCCTTTGAACTCCAAAGAGTTCTGATAATCACCTTTACACTGAGTGTAATCATTGGCAAGTGCATTCTCCCAAGCCTTGGTAGACTTAGATGCTGCTCTATCAAAGTGATGCATATATACATCCTGATAGGTCTTACCCTCATCTGTGGTGATTACATTGAGTAGAACCTTTACCTCATTGTCATCCTTGATCTGATCAAAGATCTCACGTATCTCACTTAGATCATTGGTAAACAACTTGGTAACATCCTCAAAGTAGCACATGCCTCTGTTACCTGCTGCATCTGCATAAGGATTTACATTAGCCCATGCTGCAATGAAACGGATAAGTTGTCCCTCACCTACCTTAGCAGGACGAGCTCCTTCTTTACCGAACCACTGCTGCAGTACATCAATACTTTCTACGAATGTTGTCTGTCCGTAGTTATTGATATACTCTTTCTTGTCACCGGCTCTGGTGTCACGATCACGATTCTCCAACCAGAATCTTCTCTTAGCGATCATACCTGTCTCCTCATGCTTGAGGAAGAAATCAATTACCACCTTGGCATTACCCTCAGGAGTCACTGAGATATACTCAGGTTCCTGCTGTGGATTATAACCAAGCTCAGTAAGCTCACTCATTGTAGGATTAATCGCTACTACCTTCATGTTAGCAAGGCCGGTGTACAATTTTCTTGATCCACCTTCGTCATTTGATCTGTTATCGATCTTCATTCTCTATCAGTTTTACTGATTATTTAAATATACTTCATCCCAATGGGATACTAGGTTGCCATCAACCTCTTCACCAAGTACTATACTCTTACCTTTCAGGTGTGCAGATCGAGATCCGCAGAGTACTTCCTCAGATGATGAGAAGTTAAGTATGGTCTTGTTCTTATCTCGGTATAGATATCCGATGGCATCTGCATCAGCACAGACAATGTTCTTGTTCTGTCCTGTAAGGTTGATATCCTTTGCATTTACCTCCTTACCTTCTTTACCAAGCATCTTCTCCTTCAGGTGACCTATCAATAGGATACCCTTTGACGCACTCTTCTCTATCCGTGCTATCACCTTTGAAAAGGCTTCACGTAGATATAGATAACCTGCACCGTTAGGTAGCTTTCTGACATCATCACCCTTGAAGTTCTTACCCATAGGTGTGTTTTTGTACAACTTGAGGGCAAGTGGAAGGACCATTTCCTCAAGCTTTGTCACCGTATCTATGGCTATATAGTCATAGGGTTTTCCGGCCTCATCTATCTTGTCCATGATCTGACGGATCTCATCTACGCTACTTGCCTTCAGTTTGATGGCATCAACGAAGTCAGAACCGTTCTCCAGATCAAGTACTAGACAGTTGTCAAGCATTGATACGAGTGTGGTCTTTCCCATTTTAGGAGGTGCATATAGCACAAGCCGTCTAGGGTTTACCTGGGTGGCCTTCACCTTCTCCTTTGGCAGAATAATTTCACTCATTAAAGTGTTTCTATTAAATTGAAAACTCTACTCATCTGTACTTCATCTGATACATTAGGCAGTTCTACGAAGTCACCTACGCAACCATCGAAGAATGTACCTACTCTCAGATTTGAAGCTCCATACCTGTTCTTGAGAACAGATACTGATCGATAGAAGTCCTGCATCTTACGGATATTGTAACCTCTGTGTTGAGGTATCTCATACCTGTTAGGTGCAAACAGACCAAGTACCATATCTGCATCCCTCTGTGTCTTCTTATTGTCGGCCAGGCCATCCAGTGATGGCTCCAACTTAGATTCCACAGAAGAACCTGATGTAGTATAGACCTGCTTCTCCTTATCTGAAGACTGCTGCTGAACTACTATAGGAGACATTCCGTAAGTATTCCTGAGATCGACAAGAAAGTTTGAAGAGAATCTGTTTATCGCTTCGTGCAATGACTCTCCCTTACTGGGTTGAAGAAGTGATACGTGATCAAAGATCGGTACCACTAACTCTTCAGGGTCATTGGGAATGTAAACATCATTCTCCCATTTACCATTCTTCTCAGCATAACTTTTCAACGCATGGTATATCTTCTCAGGGCTTTTCAGCCTATCATAGATGACCAAGCAGTTACGCTCCATCTCATCAAAATACTCCTTGAGGTCTCTTATCTGTTCAACAGTTTCCTCGTCCAGCACATTCTCAGGCTGCATGGAGTTCAATACCTTGATGTCCACCCTCTTACCGTACAGGCTGTAAAGACGGTGGATGATAAGTGACTGCATGAATATCTCTCTGTACTCCTCAAGGCAGAAGTAAAAGATCTTCAGTTTGATCCCACAATCAGGATTGTCTCTGACATATTCATACGCCCTTATCACGTACAACAGCTTAGCAAGCTTTGACTTTCCTACACCACTTGATGCTGTGATTATAGTGTAGGTCTTTGGTTCAAGTCCCGGTACGAATTTTTGGAGTCTATTTAGTTTGAAAGGTATACAGTTTACCTTTCCTGACAGAACCCTGTCACGGTTTCCAATTATTCGATTGTATGCAGCATCATACGTCCTTTCCCCAGTCATCCTGCTCAACTGAACTGTTATCAAGAAGTGCTTCACACTCTGCTGCAAGCATCGATACCCCATCCTTTTCGATGAAGTATGGTGCGAGCTTCATATGTGTATACCCCTCTCTTGCCTTTCTATTTATGTATTCACGAGTTGCTTTTAATATTGTTTTATCATCAAACTCAGGATACTTCTTCTTAAAAGATTTCATTTTAGCAAGACATGAGTTGCGTGTAGATCTTACAAGATAGCCTCCACTACGGACACCTACAGGAAACATATCTCTGAACTTATTTGTCAGAGAGATGATCTCATTAGGTATCTTAGTAGTTATTAGAGGAGCAGATTCGTACTCTACTTTTACATTGCAATCCTCTAACATCTTCTTACCCTTCTCAGTTATATGCGCACAACCATCATTTATTATAAGCATTTCCTTTTTCATCACTCCTATGGAGGCTTCATGGATACCTACTCCAGATAATAGGCCTGGCATAGAACTGAGTTTAGCAAGATACACGTACTCATTAGGAGTAACTTTATAGCTGCTAAGCTTTTCCGTATCGATTGTAATAATCATTCTACTACTTTACAAGGTCATATATATACTGTCCTTGTATCCTCTCTTTCTACAATATACGGTCTGCCATAAAGAATGTCCTGTATCTGCTCATAACTGAGACCTATACCGAACCTTTTCTTCAATAGCAGTGGCAGTTGATCATCTTGTATATCATCCATCTCTTCCCGTAGGATATCAATGAATGCCTGTATAAGATCAACATTCTCTATTTCAGCCTGGATACAAGATCCTTCACGTTCAAACAGGGAGTCATCCTTATGTTCACTCCCTCTGTCATCTTTGCGAACCATTTCTCTTCTTGTGTACCTACAGTTACCGGGATGATAACGGTACCAATGCGATTGCCATCCTTCCTCAATCGTCCTACACGTTGAAGAAGATCTCTCTCCTTACTGTAGTACGACATAAGAATAACATTATCGATGCCTTTGAGATTGGCACCTTGCTTCAGCATCTTGAATGATGCTATCACATCTATGTCCCCGTTGTCAAACTTCTGCCTGATGCTTGAGTTCTCTGACTCTCGATCCTTGGCAGACTCCCCCTTCTTTGCGGATCTTACAACATTAGGAGTTATCAACTCCAGTGAATTAAGATCGTTGCCAAAGATAATGGTTTTCCCTTTAAGTTCTGCAAGTATTTGATTTATAGATTCTACTTTTGAAGGAAGAGAATACAGAAGATCTGCTCTACGCCTGCTGCTTATCCTGAACTCCACCTCTTTCTGAGCTGGATTACGATAGAACATCGATCTCTTGAATCGCTTGTCCCAATACTCATAGGTCTTAGCCTCAGTCGTCATGAACGGCTTCTTCTTACTACCTCCAGGTATGATCTTCTTAGTACCATCCAACTTGTGGTGCAGTACATAGATATCAAGTGGCCTGGAAGTACCGTCTTCCTGTCCTTCATCCAACGTGTATGAGAAACATATAGGCGCAATAGTATTAAGCAGATCCATCTTAGTGGTCTCCTCTCCACCTATCTCTATTACATCGTTATCTATAGTAGCAGACAGTCCCATTATCTTGGTGTAACTGTTATTACTATAGTATCGTGAATAGGCATTGGTCAGAGAATCATGTATCTCATCAGCAATGACAAGAGCATGCTTCATACCTGATCTACGATATGCAGATTGATAACACATGAACTCTATGTCCTTCTTACTGAGATCCACTTTGAAGATCTCCTTGTACTTGGTTATCTGTTCTTTGAGATCCTGCTCACGTTGACGTGTCTCTGCAAGAAACAATATCTTACCTCTCGTCTTAGCTATTGCATGGAGCGCAATGAACGTCTTACCTATACCTGTAATGGCCTGTATCGTCCCCTGACCGCCATTGTCTTGCCAGGCTTTGAATGCTTCTCGTTGTATTTTATCACGGGGATCTTTCAT